CATGTTTGCCAAGTCCTGTGTGGAAGGAATCTCGATGTTAGATGCAGACTTCTGTATTGCTACTCCGCCGCTTCCAATGTTGTCTATTCGCTCATTAAGAGTTTCAAGGGTCTTCATGATTTGTCCAAGTGGCTCTCTTGCATCAAATGCCGCCTTTTCTTGGTTTGCTTTTGCGATTTGTAATTCGTTGTTGAATCTGTTTGCAAAGTGTCCTTCAAGGTCACTGCGGAATGATTGCTCTGTAGCAGCCGCCTTGTAAACTTCGTAAGCCGCTTCGATGTCCGAATCTGAAACATTTCCGTGGTTTAGGTAACCCTTAGCCATTGAAACTGGGCCAAGTGCCCCTGATGGAGTCTTGCCGCCACTGGAAGTGATTGCGTTAATTGCACCAGTAGATGGGCCACCGTTTTCCTGTCCACGGCCACGGACTTGACCACCAAAGTAGTCAGCACCGTCAACTGCATCAGGATTGTCAAAGCCACCAAGTTGTGCTTTTTCCATTTGGTCAAAGTGTAGTCTTGCCGCTTGTGTATCTACACCAGCAGACTTTAGAGTACCTTCCATCCAACTTAGATATTCAGAAGTAATTACATCGCTGTATTCGTTACCTTTCATGTATGCCATCTTGTCATCACCCTCTTCATCCTTCTTTTCTTCTTTCTCTTCTTTAGGCTCATCATCGCCTTTAGATTCTTTTTTATCAGCAATTGCTTCTTTTAGAGCAGGTGGCATTTCACCTTTTTCCATTTCGTCAAGCCTCTTTTCAAGTCTGTTCATTATATCTGCCATGTCTGTTTCTGTCATGTTTCTATCCTCCTTCAATATACGAAATTGTGCTTCAGGGTTAATTCCTTTTTCACAAATTGTAATCTCATGTAACTCCATTTTTGAAATCTCTTGGTAGTCACCTTTTTCCATATCAGACCTTCGCACTCTTTTGAATGCCTGACCTCCAATGGAAAATCCACGAAGGTTACCTTTGCGGATTTCGGCGGCTACTTCACGAGCCTTCTCTATATCGTTACGGAGTTTAACTACAACAAACATTCCTGTGTCGTCTACTTCAGACTTCCACATTCTACCATTGTTGTCTACATAGGAGTCAATTACTTCTCCTACTTGTATATTGGAATGCGCTAATTGTACATTTCGGAATCTGTCACTCTTCATAAAGTTACCAAAAGCACTGTTTAGTGCGCCTTGTGTAATCAAGTCACCTTGCTTGTCTACTAACTCTACAGAAGCATATCCAGCAACTACTAAATCGGAACCACTCTTGAGAAGAGAGATACCGTCGGTAGGTCGCTGAATTGCCAACATTGCCACAAGAAGTACTTGTAATGGTATTTATACCTAATCTTAACCCTGAGAAACAATTGGCTGGTCATTGTCATAGTCTATAGAAAGATTTTCTCCTTCATCGGTTTGGACTTTAATGTGATTCAGTCGCTCTTTTTCAGGCACTTTCTTTTCATCGTTGTTTTTCTTTTCGCCATCGAAATCAGGTAGTGTTGATTCATCTCTTAACTGGGTGGGGCCACGAGGTGATTCTTGAGGCGTTCCAACATCAATTCCAAGTCCTTTTGGCCCTGTCCAAGTCATTTTTTCTTTTGTTATTGCATCTAAAGTACGAATAATTATCTCTAAAGCCTTCTTCTTATTTTCAGGTTTTAGAATTATATTTTCATCATCTTCCTCAATTATTCCAGCACTTTCTCTTTCTGTGCGTTCTTCTGAAGGTTTATCAGGAATATCTATGATTTCAGTTTCTTTTCTTATGTTACCTGAAATCATAAGGGGTGCAACAGATGACCAAAACGGTAGAAGGCTTTCAGCCAGCACTACAGGATAATCTGTTTTCTTTAGAGAGCCTATTGCACTTGTAGGTGAATGTATTACCCACGCACCATTTAATTCTTCATAAGAGTAGTTTACTATATCTAAATCTTTCATGATTATTTGAATATGGTTATCATCTACTTCTAAATCATGTGGAATTAGAATAGGCGCAAATGACTTAGTTAGTAAATCAAGAGATTCTACACTTGCGGCCCCCTCTCCTTCTCCTTCACTTTCTATCTCTTTAAATTGTACATTGTAAACTGCCCGCTCTTTACGGTTCTTTTTAGTAACACCAGTAATAGATGCTCGTACAATATCCCCAATCTTGAATACTCTTTGTTGGTTGTGTGCTGTACCTACATCCATGTAATAATTATCATCATGTTCAATTGCACGATTACCTAAATCTTCACCTTGATTTATTGGCCCTGCCCCTAATTGATAGGTATATGGCCCTTTACCCCTCCTATCAAGCACAATAAAGTTGTAGTCTTTACTACTACGATACAATACCCATTTAGGATGTCTCCTTTCTCCTTTCATGTAAGTGGATTTGTTGTCCCTTAATAGTATATTATCATGTTCTTCTTTTAGATTCTTTACGGATTCTTCAAGTCCTTCATCATCTGTCATTCTTGTATCGTGTGGGCCGGGTACTATGACATTTTCATGACTATCAAACTGCGAGCGTAATATTTTCAGTCTTTCATACAACTGCATATCTGAAATATTATTATCATCGTAATTTAAAATATCAATAATATTCAAATCTTCTTCCCCAAGAATTGCGTCTATAGTGTAATTCTTTTCATTGACTTTTTCTAATGCTTCTTTAGTGGTTTTACGAAGCCCTTTTTTCTTGCCGTTTTCATTGTAAGCGGTCACTTCATCATCGTTACGGACAATAATAATTCTTTGACCATCATACCACTTACTTACAACCCACGAACCACTAAACCCTTTCAGGTGTTCAAGGTCTTTCATATCGAATATACGATGCATTGGTCTAACTGGTGGTGACCATGTGGCTTCATCACTCTTTGTTAGAAGTACATCAGGGTCAAGTAATGAAGTAATAATTTCTGTCATCTCACTCATGTTGATAGTAGTTGGAGTATCGCTTGCCGCTTCAAATGTATTATAATCCATAGAATAAAATGGTGGAAGTGTATATTGTGGAGGTGGTGCATTTTCCCAAACCTGATTCCAATTACCTTTACCGTGTACTACATCAAGTAATTCTTCAGGTACACCATAAAATAGTCCGGGGCCGGGTTTAGTACCAGCCACGATATTACCATGTGAATCAAACTCACAACCTACATTTGGATAACACTCATGTCCACCATGCCAAGCACCACTATCAAAAGTGTCCATGATAGAATGATTGTTAGGATTTGGTGCGCCGACAGGCCCATCTCTAAGACCGGCTGATTCTACTACTTCATTTGGTGGAGAAAACACCCCGTACTCATCTTCTTCAACACTTGGATTAAAATGTACTATGCTATCAAGATAGTTTCTTGTTTGTTTTGATGTCTTTTCTTTACCTTTAGCAGATAAGTTTTGCATTCCGTGTACATCGGATGTAAGCATTCCAATACCTGCGGCTTGCATACTAAAATCAAACTGTTGAGGATTTAACATTCCCATCATTCTGCGTGGTATAGCGTGTGCAAAATGCCCCTTCCAATCACTTTCTTTGAATGCTTTTTGACTTTCAAACAAAGCATTGTGATACCCTTTATTATGTAACTTATGGTAAAATAATTCTTCATCGGATAATTCATCTTCATTTTTATTTGCTAATTCTTCATCATGGTGTAAACTTTCTATATTTACACCACGAATATTTTTGATATTACCATGTGTGATAATATCTTTAATTGTAGATACAGCCAAAGGACTGTTTAATTTGTTACTTTCTTCAATTAAATTACGAGCATGAACCTTGGCGTTAGCAGTTTTTTCTATTCCTAACATGTTTAACACTTCATTTACACTCATGTTTCCATCTACCATAGAACCATGTTTGTTTAGATGCTTTGCCATATTTGCATGGAATGGGTCATTTTTAGGATTAGGTTTTAATTCGCTGGACAAACCATATCCTGTAGCAGTTAAACCATGTACACTATGTGGTACAGTCATAATATATCTTTGAGCATCACGGAATGCTCTCATAGTATTATCAATATACTGTTGAGGATTAGATTCGTCAAAAGCATCAGGTCTTGCCTCCATCATGGCTGGAATGATTTTATCTCTTGCCACTTCTGCTACCAAGTTTCTATGAGACTTAGCCAAATCGTGTTTAGTGTTTGCTTCTATAGTCCAATAATTATTTTGCTTTTTACCCAAAACACTTTGCATACTCTTTCTTTGAACAGCAGATAACTCTTGCTCTACTTCGGACATTCGGTTTGCAATAGCCTCTTTTTCTTCCGGGTTAGTAAGCCCCATAAACTCGTTATTTAGATTATCTAAGTATTCTGTTAATTTAGATTCTTTTTCAAGAGATGGTAACATACCGCCAACTCGTACCATTCTGTTTATCGCATCATGGACACCATTTGTGGCTCTCGTTTTATTTTTTTGAGTAGTCTTTGCTTGCTCGTTTTCATAATTAAGAGAAGTGATTGTATCATCAAATGTGTTTTTAATTTCATCTTTATTTAATTCGGCGGTTTGAGACATTCCTAACGCTGATTTTAATTCGTGGTGGTCATCGCCTTCTAAGTAATGTAGAATTGCTTTAGGGTTAGTAGTTTGTAAAATCTTTGCTATTGTATTAACAATTTTTAAGGGCATTCTGTTTTTTGGGTTATCAATAAACAGATTTTTCATATTAGAAAAATTAGGTTGAGTTACACCCCAACCGAGTAATTCTTGTAACTGTTTACGAGAGGTTTCCCCACCTACACCACTATCGCCTCTCATGTAATCTTTAAACTTTACAATTGACTTAGGTGCTGGTTGATTAGGATGATTTATTCTACCAGTTAATTCATTTAAGAACCAACTATTTCTTGCACCATGATGAATATGAGTATCTGAAGGATTGGCACCAAAAGATGATTCAGGTCGTAATACCTTATTTGGCATATGAGTAATAAAAGTATTAGGTGCTAAATGACTACCATATTTTTTTCTATCGGCTTTACTGGTAAATCTAATTTCATGTTCATACTGTGGTGAAAGTGAAGATTTGTGTTCAGCAAAATTATTTTTATCAGTTAAACCCTCTCGTAAATTACCACCATCTGTTTTATGTGGTACACTTATATTCATTGGAGAAAGTAAGTTTTGCAAGGATATGGCATCAGAATGATAAACATATTTTTTACTTTTCTCATCATAACTACCATGTGCTTTTTGTTTTTCAGGCATAAAGTGATATGCGATAGATTTGTTATTTTCATTAGGATGAAGGTATTCTGTTCCTGTGTCACTTACATCAAATAAATCTGATACACCATCTTCATTAGCGGCAATAGAATGAATCATTTCAAGATAAGTAGTAAGAGTCATACCACCTCCACCTGTACTTTGGAATGGTTGTGACCAAAACTTACCCGGCCCATATGTATGTTTACCATCTTCAGATAGTTTCCAATAATCGGGCTTTTCCTCTTCAGGGTGAGGGCCATGCACCGCAGTAAATAAGGCACGATGATTACGAAAATCCTTTATTCGTGATTGTAAAGTACCACGAGTCCTCGCAAGATTTGCAATATAATCTACCATATTATCGTCAATTATTGGCCCATCTATTTTTCCATGAATAGGATGGTTTTCTAATAATTGGCGATTTGAAGGGTCATATCCAGCCAAATAAAGTAAATCCTCTTTAGTCATTCTTACTCTTTTAACATCCTTCTTGTGTTTCATTGCTCCTAATTTTCCATCTCTTTTAAGTGTTCTAAAATGGTCGTTAGATGCACTTCGTAAATCTTCCCATCCCATTTCTTTCATAGGATTTTTTCCTATCCGTAATCGAGGTAGAAATCTTAGTTTATTGTGTTTTAACTTTTCACGACTATTTACATGCTCATCATTTATACTTTCAAGAATATGGTCTGCAAATGACCTTTCACCTAATTCATCCATAGGAGTATGAGACACTTCACCTAATGCTTGTTGGAAAAATCTGTCATCTTCATGATTATGATAATCAGTATCGTTAGATTCCTGTCTGTAATGTGAGTTTCTTCCGGGCATTCCCATATCTCTAATTGCCCAATTCATTTCAGGAGTCATTCTCATTAGTTTATTATATGCTAAACGGGCTGAAGGTATTCTTTCACCATTAGGTAACTCAATTTCATCGTGATTGTCTACTCCTTTTTCTTCTATGTGTTTTTGAATAGCAGTACGCTCTTCAGGTGAAAACCATTCAAGACCGTACATATACGCACGATGACCAAGATTTTTTGGATGATATTCTTTATCATCCATATAATCACTACCACTAACATCATGTTCATTAGAAACCCAATCATTTGCTCTATCGTTAAAGTGAGCGTGTCTCATTGCTTCTTCTGCCTCTAAAGCATTCAAACCCATGCCGATAAACTCTTCATTCATTTGTGAGTTTTCTTTTTTCCAACGGTTAAAATCTCGATGGTAAAAATCTTCTTGATGGCGATTAAGTGTCTTAGGTGTGTTTACATTACCTAATAATTTAGTATGTTTAGTTTTATCATTAGGATTTTGATAACCTGCTAATAGAGAATGACTTGAAGGTAGATGTTTTAGAAGTTTTTGCTCAAACTCCCTTTCATCTTCTATGTGTCCGTTGAATACATGAGAGCGTAGCATCTCAACAAAGTGAGGCATTTCGCTTTCAGCGTGTTGCCTTCTCAATGGGTGATTTAATTCGTGAAAGGGAAAATGATGTTTTTGGTATGCGCTTTTTGGACTTTTAGGATTAAAGTAAGGCCAAACAGCAAATCTATTGTGGGCTTCTTCAGGACTTTGTAAGCCATCCATCCAAACATGTCGAGTAGGCTCTCCGTGAGTGTGGTGGTTTGAAAGTAAATATCCTTCTCCGGGGCGATAAACATTTATTTCTTCTTGCTTCGCCGCATCTTTTTCTCTTTTTTCTTTTTCAGATTCTTTCAGGATTATTTCTTCTGCCGTTAGTTTTAACGACTTGTACACGATGTCAGTTGGGACATCTGTGTTTTCGTATGCGATGATATATTCAGCCGCAGAAGTACGAAGGTCTATTCCATCTTCAAGAGATTTCAATAACTCGTTTGCACAAATATCGAAATGTTGTGTTGACATTTATTCACCGCCTACTGCGATGAACCTTCACCAGCAGAATCTTCTCTTTCAACACCAGTGCCAGCATGAGGATTCATACGACCACCGAGTTTACCTAAGTCTACTTTCTTGCTGTCTTTTGCTCTTTTAGGTTTACCATCTTCACTGTCAATAGTTTTACCATTAGAGGTATAATATGAAGTGCGAGTTTGACCGCCGGATTCAGTAAATAGTTGAGGGTTTATATCTGTGATTTTTTCTTTAGGAAGAGGTTTTGGGTTAGCCATTGCTTCTACACCCTTTGCCATTTTACCACCGCAGCCCATCTTCATGCATCCCATCTTAGCCATCTTGCCACCACATTCAGGACAGTCTTTACAAGTACATGACCCTTCACCACATTCTTTGCAAGATTTCGCTTTAATTATGCGGTTAATCCTTTGCTCTAATTCAATTGCTTTGTTTAGTAACGGTGATTCGTCGTATCGTGGTTTCATTGTGCAACACCTCTTGCGTCGTTTGCCATGTCATGAATATCCTCCCATGACATATTGTGCATTTCTTCATTTGAAATTGAAGTAACATTTTGTTTATTAGATTTCATAATACCAGTTGATAAATCCATATCGCCTCTAAATGGGTCTACTTGTAAATCTTCTGTAAATGGTGTACTTACATTCACAAGACCCATTTTTCGCAATAATGCTTGAGGGTTATTAATCAACTTTTTAAGAGCCGCATTTTCAGCCTTAATTACATTCAAATTACTGTCCATAATCTCCATTTTGTTAATGAGTACACCCATCAACCTTTCCGCATTATCCGAAGATTCAGTCATGTTACCACCTCAAACTTTTCTACCGTAAGAACCGGCAGAGCGTTTGTAATTCTTGTTAAGTTTTTGGGAAGAAGTAAACCCAAGTCTGTTTCCTTCTGCAATAGCATTGGTCTTAGGTTCTTCAAACTTCAACACAGGAACACCGCCAGCAAATATATCTCTTGGCCCTGTAGGAGACACTACATCACTTTTAGTAATTTCATTCTGTAAATCATCAGCAAGGAAATCACTTAATTTTTGTACTTCAGTAAGATGTTGCTTGGCTAAACTACCATCACCATTTTCTAAAGCATCAATAAAAGCCTTCTGTGCCTGTTCCATTTTTCTTGCCATAGGATGCATTTTAATTAAGTCCATATTTATCCCTGCTGTGTTACTCTCATGTATTACCTGTTTAAGAGACTTATGCACCTCTTAGGTTTCTCGCATCTCTTATTGCTGTACTATTTCTTTGTTGAAGTGTAGGTGGAGGGCCTCTTTGTTGGACATTAGAAATTGGTGAACCACTTCCTAATGTAGTACGCCTTTGTGGTGCCGCAGGGCCACGATTACGAAGCCCCATACCTTGACCTCCCGGTTGTGGTGGTGGCATAATTTGTTGTGCCATTTGCGGTGGCATTTGCGGCCCCGCACCCATCATAGGTGGCATTCCGCCCATTGGCATTCCTCCACCCGGAGGCATACCCGGAGGCATACCCGGAGGTGGTGCGCCACCCGGAGGTGGTGCTTGTTGTTGTGGTTGAGGTTCAGGTCGCTTGTAAGTAAAGCGAATATCACGGTTAGCGGTGTCCTCCATCAATTCAGGTGCAAATCCAAGTTGAGCCATACGCTGTGCAACATTCAACTCTTGCTCATCACGGCGTAGTCTTGTAATTTCATCTTCTTCTTCATTTGGATATAGAGTTAATTTCCAATCACTAATATCCATTTGCTTTAGAAGGCGTGGGAATAATACTTCGGTGTAAACTTTTTGACCAAACTCTACTGCACGATTTGTAACAAGTATCTGCATACCTTCATTATTCAAACCACCGGATTTTCCGCTATCTATCATAAAGACTGATGAAACACCAAAGAAAGCCGCCATACGATTTCTTATTTCATCACGAACAGCGATGTATTGCATTTCTTCAAGAGTGTCCATAAACTTGACCCAATTTACACCACCACGACCTGTGGCAGATTCAATACCAACCTTTGGAATATAGTGCGGGTCACGCTCCATTTTTTCATCAACGGCCTTCCAAAACGATTTCATAGATTCAAGATTATCTGTAGTTACAGATACAATACCCTTTGGCATTCTTCGCTTTTGATACGCTGTATAGATGTAATTATCCATAGCGGTAAGTGTCATTGCTTGTCTCCACATGGTATTAACAGGAGAGCGACCATACAGTTTAGATGGGGTATATTTGCTTACATGTAATACTTCTCCTTCAGTAAAGTACTGTGTTTTACCTGAACCAGCCATATTTACATAATGTACATCATGTAATTCAGAACCACAAATATCACAAGTTTCATCTTCAGCATTGGTTTTTATTTCCTCTCTATGGATTAAACAGGTCTTATAACGACCACCACGGACTCCACGCTTATCTGCAACAATACGCATAAAGATAGGGTCACCACGCATAATTTCTTTTACACGGAAGAACGCAACTTCTTTTGTTTTAGGGTCAATAAAATATTCTTTTACAAGAATAAGAAATGCATCATCTACTACATTTAGGTCTGCTTCAATCTCATTTAATACATGTAAAAATGACTGTTCCATACTGTTTTCTTGTTTTAGTAACCACTTAGCATATGTTAATTCGTCAATATCAGGTGTTCTAACTGCACCTCCACACTCTTTACATGCTTCAACTTCGCTTTGATATTCTTCTTCACAGACAGTACATTTACGAGCAAACTTCTTTTCCCAATAATACCCTCTTCTAAACATTTCTTGTCTTAATTTAGCCAATACAGTGCGTAAAATTAGAGATTCATTGCTTACTGCATATAATGCAGGTATAGTAATACCTTGCGCCATAACAGGTTCTTGAATACCACTTGTCCAAAGTGGCATAGTAGGAGTAGGTGACTCTTTACGCTTAAACGGACTACCAACGGCACTTAAAAATCTACTAATTCTTCCCTTTTCTTCTGCCATCACAATCCCTCTGCATATCCGCCTATGGTATCAGCATCCAAGCCCCACTCACTTAAGAGAGATTGGGCCTTGTTTTTATGCTCTTTCCAATTATTAAAAGTTACAAGTTGATACAATTCATTCTTTCGCATTGAATCTTTTTCATCAATATAATTCATTACTGCTTTACCTTGTAAAGATTTTAATTTTAGATGAGGAAGAATACCTTTTAACAAGGCACGAATAGAATCCTTTGAAGAGAAAATAAGTCGGTGTACTGGTTTAACTGTATTCTTTGCTAACTTTTGGTCAGATACAAGACGACCACATTCAAGTAATTTTTGTAATTCCTCACAATGCATTTTACCTTCTGCACCACTGGCTACAATTGTAACACGAGGGTCACCACGCTTAGAGATAAAGATGCTTCCATCAGCATCTACAAACCCTGCTGTGTATGCCCAAATGTCCTTAATGATAAGCCCATCATTACCCATTTTTACAAATGTACCTCTTGAAGAACCTCTGTAAACATCTACTTCTTCACCATACATTTTGATTAGACTTCCTAACTTACTTGTGGTCATAGATTTGTCAAGCACATCCATACCTCTTCTCAAAATCTCTCGACTATTTAGTGGCCCTTCTTTTTCTAAAATATTAGATGTAAAGTTTAATGCTGAAATATCATGCTTAGATAATAAGTCAATTTGGTGTAAAGTATTTCTCCACATTTTTTGAGCATCTTTCTTTAACCCTAAAGCAGATACCCAATTATCTTGGTCTGCGGTATTCCATTCAGATTTATCATTAATGTGTTGTAAGACTGTAACTGCTTTTAGATATTGTTGACAAGCCTTTTGCAAACTTGTACTTCTTGCCTCTCCAAACTTTCTAAGAGCCTTGAGAGTTTTATCATCTAACCCTATATTACGGATAACATCATCCAATCCTTCTGACCAAGACAATCCTTTGATTGTGGTATCAACTTCCATAGCCTTGAGAGTACGAATATCAGTTATTATGCTGTCATAATCATTTTTATTAGACTTGTCATGACGGCGCATTTTTCTACACATACGGATAATAGAATTAGCATCCTTGCCGTAATGGGACTCAAACCAACCATCTCCATTTTCAGGAAATGATTTTTTAGTTACATGAGTGTTTTTGAATATTGTAGATGATTCTAAAGGTATAGTGTGGTTTTGAAAATGAGGGTGCTGTGATATATTTTGAATAACCATTTTTGAAAAGTCGTCAGTTACATCGAGGGGCGAATCGTAGACATCACCTATCAACATACTTCCCCACATAATGACCACTCAATTGACCTCTTTAATAAACTATTTCTTCTTATCCTTGTCTTTAACAGCGACTTTTTTGGGTTTGGCTACAGTAATTACCATAATCATTCCACCTTTCTTTGGTTTTTCTTCTTCGCCCTTTGCTTTCAAAAAGCCCATTATATAATCCATATTTATCATGGTATCATCCATCCATCTGCTAAACTATCTGTTTTGTGGTTTCTATGTGGTTTGCCGGTTAGCCATTCATCAAATCCGGGCATTACATCATCGAGTAGTACTATTGAACCCTTAAACTCCTTTGTAGCCCAGTTAGCAAGTGCTAACGCCATAGCCAAGTCATCATGAGTACCTACACTCTCTAACTTACCATTCTTCTGCATACCAAAGCGGTTCAATTCTGTTTCTAATTTGTGAGTAAACTCTCTACTTCTTTTATCCCCATACGGAGTTTGAATCTGCCCTTGCTCAAATGCCATCAGTAATGACATAAACATACTTTCTTTGCGCTGTCGGGTAGTCATGAATGTTTTAATTGGAATATCATTCCTCATCTCTTGCAATTCTGCGGCGAACATTCGCTGGAAGTTGTTACCTTCTAATTCTATTAAATCGGGTTGAAAGCGATTATTCATCAAAAGAATCTGCTTTTTCTGCGCTAAACCACTAACTCCTTTTTCGTGGAATACACCTACAATTTGCTTTATATTATCTTCCGGTGGGGTACGAAGCACCACCATAGCGGTAAAGTCAGCATTCTTATCAGAAGCAATTGCTGTGTCCCAACCTATGAAGTGCTGTCCAAATACACCAGCCGCTTCACCATCTTCGTTATATTCTGTATCAGCCCTGTCAAGTAAAACCAATTCTTTATTACGAGCATTTTCTAATACTGTATTAGGGAACATACTTGCAACATCATGAATAGGTTCACAAAGATATTCACGAGAAAATTGTATCGCTGGCATAGATAAACGCCTATGTTCAAGAGAATCTAAATCCCACCTTTCAGGCCATAGTGCCTCACCCTGCTCGTTAATAGCCGGATAAGTTTCAACAGTAAATGTTTCAGTTTGCTCAAGTTGAGAGTATAAATCGTTATACGAGAACGGTGTACCTACCATCATTAATCTACCTGTGTGGTGCAGTACAGGAAGTAATACACCGTAGAACCAATCAGCCGCACGCTGTAATTCAGTACCAGTAGTACCCCACAAAATATCGTCACATACTACGACATTCGGGTGGAATCCACGAGTACCTCCACCAGTAGATTTAGCCATCATACGGCTACCATTGTTAAACTCAAAGTAGGTTTTTCTCCAAGGTCTACCTTCAGGAATAAGATGTCTAAGTATCGGGGTTCCTTCTATATTATTACGAATAAAACGCATATGTTCAAGAGTCTGTTCAAGAGAGTGAGAGAAAATCATTACATGTGTGTTAGGTTGAAAAGCGGCTATCCATAGAGCGTAACTCATAAAGAAAACAGATTTACCGTGGTCACGACTTGCTTTAACGCAATAGTATCGGTTTTCTTCCAAACCCTCATCCCAACTTTTGTGGTGGTCTGAATAATCAAATCCTAAGATTTCGGTGAAGAAGTATTGGAAGGACTTGGCAGACATCTTTCTGTCCATGTCCATGATAAACTCATTCATATCGGTCATGTAATCACCTGACCATCTTATCTAAGTACAATCCCATGACGATAGAGCCAACTTCATGCGGGTCAGCCTTGTGGAATAAATCACCAAACTCGTTGAATATCATATCAACAAACTTTCTAAAATGTTTATTAGGCACTGTAATTGGTTTTCTAACAGGATTTTTCATTCGATAAACAGTAGACCTTGCTTTTCTTTCTTGCATATCTCTTATGTGCGCTTGTAAATCTTCAGCAGATACATTTGGGAATTGAGCCGCTAACTCTTGCATTTGAGCATCAGTATTAGGCATTTGCATAGCATCTATTTTTGCCCTATCAATATCAGATGCCATCGGTTGTTGATTTTGTTGGAAACGACCATCATTGATTAAAGCATCTATAGGGTCTACAGGTGCCGCAGCAGGTGCCGCAGCAGGTGCCGCAGCAGGTGGTGCAGCAGGTGGTGGGCCTGTAATCCCTGCTGCTCTCATTTCCTCTTCTCTTTTTCTTGCTGCTACTACTGATGGATGATTAGGTGATAAAGTTACTTTTTGCCCTTCTCGCATTATATTCTTACTACCGGGTTCGGGAATAGGGAGTTGTGTTTGAGTAGCAGGTGCAGGTGCAGGTGCAGCAGGTGCCGGAGGTTGATTGAATGTTAGTTGGCGACCCGGTAAATGGGGTTCTACGGGTGCTTGAGCAGGTTGAGGTGCAGGTGGTGCAGGGGCGGCTGGTGCAGGTGGAGTAGTAGGTTGAGGCACACCTGAAACATTTTGTGTTGCTACACTTGCCCCTAAAGTTTGGACTTGGTTATTATTAGGTAAAGTAGTGTTCAATGGGCCTGATTGACCCACTTGAGCAGGTTGACCCACTTGAGCAGGTTGAGTAGGTTGAGCAGGTTGAGCAGGTTGAGCAGGTTGAGCAGGTTCAGCAGCAGGGGTAGATGAAGTAGTTGGAAGTGGTACACTTATCGCTTCTCCCGTTGTTGGATTTATGTTACCTTGAGTATTTGCTATTGGAGGTGCTGGATTTTGTGCTGCTGAAACTTCAGGTCTTGTTAATTTGCTGTCTTGAACACTACCGTAACTTGATGGAACTGTTGGGCCTTGAATCATATTATTATCAGAAGATGCTAAACCCTGTTCTGCCGTTTGTGTGAATCCCATAGCACCTAAATTACTTGAAGTAGTAGGGTCAAGTCCTTGGTAATTTAATGGCGCACTAAAAGGTGCTGATATATTCCCACCTTGAAGAGAGTTTGCAGTTTGAATACCAGTAGCCGCCAATGCGCCTAATTTACCAAGTAAACCTGCACCTGCGGCGGCTCTTTGACCCATTGTTGGCCCTGCTTCAGTGCCTACTTCACCAGTTCCCCCTCGACCAAATGCTCTTCTTGCTAAACGAGTAATAGACGGGCGTTTACCACCTGCACCTATATCTTGAAATTGCTGTACATTGGCTTGCTTAACGAGGATTTTACCCATATCATCGCCTCCCCTTTAATACAGCCATTACCCTATCCATCACATCTTCTGATTTATAGTATTGCGAAAGTAATCTTTGTCTTGGGTCTGCCAGTGAAGCCTGTGCCCTGCTTTCTATAGGGGATAATTCAGGTGAAACAGGAGGTGCTACAGCACCACGACCTGCTGTTTGTAGCATTTGTCTAAACTGTGCAGGGTTAAGACCACCAATTTGCTGTCTTACATCTTGAAATCTTGGAGGTGTCCCGACAGGTTGCGGAGGAAGTGCCGGGGCCACACCAGCAGGTGGCCCCTCTGTCGTGGTAGTAACAGGAGGTAATTCACTTCCTGTCGGGACTGTAGGTTTTGTAGGGGATAATCCGGGGTCGAATGCTGCTGTTGGTGCGAAGTGGTGCAAATCGTAAATGTAATCATCCATGTGTGGCTCAAGTGCGTTAGATGAATATTCACCAGTAGCATCATCCATCATTGGATAACCATGTATGTTGTAGGTTCTCATTGGCTCAGTAGGTATTTCACCAAGCCCACGCTTTGGTTCATGACCTCTTGCGCTTGCTTGATGGTCAGCCAATGCTTCAATAACACCTCTAAACCTATTGACCTGTAACATTAGAGGGTCGCTATAATGAACATTAGCCGCTTTTAATTCATCAGCAGTTATTTTATGTTCTCCAAACCGACTACGACCTTCTTCGCTACCTTCTCCTGAAGCACGAGCAAGTGCAAACAATCTTTTTGCGCTGGTGTGCATACCTTGCCCACCTTTTTCACCCGCACGAAGATACTTTGCCTGTTCATCTAATGAAAGTGAATCTTCATTAGCACCGTACTTAGTCATCATGTGATTGTATAATTTATGAAAATCTCCTTGACCGCTACGGCCAAACAAAAACATCATAGCCGGTACATGTGCCATATCCTTTACCATTGCATCTCGCAAATCAGGAGTTTGAAGTATTTCATGAAGTGGCCTGTTAATCATGTCAGGTGCGGCCATGCTACCACGATTAATTGTAACATTCATATTTGGAATATGGTCTAATCCTTGTTGCATTGCTTGGTCTATCATTGCATGAGCCGCTTGATACAACTTGGTGGGTGCCTTACCTTTCTTTTGCATATTCTCTTTTAAATTAGGATAATAGAAAATATCAGGTAAATGGTGCGCTACCTCCCAAGTATGCACATTAGTTGTATCGCCATAGTAACCTTCAGGTGCATGACCCATCATAGAAGCATCTGCTTCACTTGGATGTTGCTTTGCATGAGAGCGTAAGAAACCTTCCGGGGCTGTCATGTGTGCATAGATGTAAGGATATTTAGTAAACGGTAATGCTTGTTTTATTTCAGATTCAGGAATACCTAAGCCTTTCAATTCCCTCATTAGTGATTGATTAAAAGGTACATAATAAGATTCAAGAAACTTACCCATAGGAGTTTGTGCGTGATTCTTATTTGTAAGCATGGTAATTTTATTTCCACTATGTGTTCTTACTGGGCGATTAGTTTCTGTTTCCGTAGAATCACCCGGAGGTAATGCGTTTCCACGAATCTTTCTCCATTCTTTTGAAGATGCATCGTTTGCTTCATGTTTATCTTTATTGGAATGAGTTTCATTGAAATGCTTTAGTGCGTTATTTACAACTTCTATTGAAGATATAGGTATGCCTCTTGCACGCAGAAACTCTCCGGTATGATGTATTACTGCATCCATACCGTGTCTAAAATCTCCTGACCCTGTTCGATAAACATGTTCTCCATGTTCACCAATATCGAATTGGCCTTCTAAGTGCTGTCCTCTACCATTATGTGCAAAGGCTGGAATATCCATTTCGCCGTCAGGCATAAAATGAGATTCAGGAGGATTAGTGTAAACGGCTGGCCCTTCAGGTGGGTGACCCACAAGACTCCATGCCTTGATAATAGGCATACCTCTTATTCCTATCATCCCATATGCCCCCTTCGGGATATTAACGCACCAGCAGGGTCAAGACCTAAACGACTTGAGTTAGTCTCCAAGTTTTGTGTTGGCCCATCATTCTTTTCCTCTTCATCTTCATGTTGATGAACACCCGCAGGGTGGTCAGGTACATGTCCATCTTCAAAAGCAGAACCGCCACCTTGAACATATTTCTTAATCTTGGCTTCTTTTTCTTTAGCCGCAATTAATCTACGCATTAGATTTAGCAATTCAAATCTCTGTACTATGTTTTTTGCTTTTAACAAATCACTGTACACTTGTGCATCTTCACTCATCATAATGCTTGATGGTGATGCTGGCATATTTGGAACAGAAGATTGACCCATTGGCATTTGTGGCATACGAGGCATAGGTGGTGCCCTTGGTCGCCTAATTCTTGGTCGCCTAACTCCTAATTGTCTTAAAGCAGGTTGGCTCATTTGTCCACGCTGACCTGCAAGTAACCCACTAAGACGACCAGCACCAGTAGGGCCAGCAGTGAAACTTCTCTGACCGTATCTACCACGAGGTGAGAATGGAGTGCGAACATTACCCTGAATCTTACGGGCTTCGGATTGACCACGGTAAGCAGTATATTTCTGCGGGTCTTTACTCATTGGTTGTTTTGTAGCAATACCACGGTGGCTCATTTCTACAGACAAGTGCGGCTTCATCAATCCAGTTTTCTTACCACTGGATATACCACGCATTCTTGCAGCGTGTCGTCTTTTAGTAGCACCTACACCGCCACTCATACCGCCCGGTGGTGTTTTGAATTGACCTGTAGATGGTCTAAACTGTTGTCGTGATTCTCTTCTTCTGCGAGCCGCAATAGTTTTTGCAGTATCACGCTTGAGTATTTCAGACCAAGCATCCTCCATCGGCTCGCTCATAGTGAAGTTTGTTTTCTCATTAAAAGGAGTACCTGCAAATGACTGTACTCTTGCGGCACCTGTTTCGTCAGGCATGTCAAGGTAACTATCAATATCTCTCTTAGACGGGCTTTTATCAGGTACTATAACTTGCTCTCGCATTTGTAAAGGAGAAGGTAAGTAACCATCAGGTTTAAAATTATTATACTCTAAAGAATATTGTGCCATTTCATCGTGTTCAGGTTCATGGGGATTAAATGGGGTTTTTCCATATTCTGTTATATGTTCATCTTTTAACGATTCATATTGAGGAAATCTTTCTGTATTAAATGGATAATCAATTCCCATATTCACAAGGTCTTGAATTGACATGTTCTTTGGATAACCGGGATGAACAGTAGGTTCTTCTTCTTTCAACAATTCAGACCAAGCATCCTCCATCGGCTCGCTCATCGCAATAGGAAGGCCGGGACTCATTGCTGAACCTGTACCCGACTTTGCACCTGTTGCAAGGTCGAGTAGTGTACCCCTACTTCCAGCAGGGCCACCTTGTAATCCCATCTCACGCTCATCGTCACGCTTGTTTCCGTCGTCTATACCAACAGGAGATTCTTCACCACTAAGTGGTTGTTTGGAACTAATTTTAAGATGTTTAATTTTTGACCTGCGTGCTTTCTTCTCTTCTTCTTTGAGTTTTTTCTTCTCACGCATTGCATCATTATATTCGGGGGATGCTGGATTATATTTTGATTCATCTTCATTTGCAGATGAATACATGTTAGAAGATTCGCTACGAGGCGCATACATTCGTGTGTCAGAACCACGACCCGGTGCCTTAACGAATATATCCATCATTCCACCCCTAAGTTTTCTTCTAATTGCCGTTTAATACGCATCCAAGTTTCAGGACTTTCTTTGCCTAACTCAACTTGTAAAACATTGAATGTTTGGTTGACTTGCTGACCATCACTCTGTGCGCCCCATTGGTCTTGGAATCGCAGTAGGTCTTTTACTGTTTCACGGACTTCTTTGTGTAACGATACCGCATCTCTTACAAATCCATCTTCGTGTACTGTTCCTTCGTCAAGTAATTCAGATAGTTTATGATTAAGTTTTTCTGCGTTAGAACGAAGTAAGTTTATCTCTTGTCCAGCAACCAATGCAACTTCAATTGCGGCGGTCTTTTGGACAAGGGGTTGGAAGTGATGTTTCATGTGGTGATATACAGATTCTTCAGGTATTCCTAAATCTTCAGCAATATTATGACTAACAGAACCATCTTCAAAGAAAGCACGCTCATAATCTGCTCTCATAGGAGTGGTACATATTACACAATCTGTATTAGCAGCCATGTGATAATCTCCCATATGATTTCGATAGTGACGGTCTGCGGTGTTGCTTCTCCACCCCATATCTTTGTCTAATTGGCGTGCAGATATTGCACCTTGAAGCATTTGGTTTTCAAGGGTTTCACGCTCTTCACAGATGCAAAAAGAGCAAGACCGTTTAGTGACCTTACCCTCCGCCATGCTGGTGTTAAAGCATTCACATTAAAAACGATTATGACTGAAGATGTACTGCGAGTACTATGTGGAGTGGTAAAAGAATAGCAAAAGTACCTCTGTCTAAGGACACAATTCACAGTCTAAAAACGGCTGTAATTGATATAGCAAAAGGGCAATATGCACCATCTATATTGAAAGATGAAAGACTACGCATTTGTGATACTTGTCCTCACAGTGGAACCCAATGTAAAATGTGCGGTTGTCACCTTAAAACTAAGGTATCTTTACTTAATTCTGAATGCCCATTAAACAAATGGTAACTATTTGTTTATACGAGAAAATATCCCTGTAATCATTAGTAAACTACCAAATAATCCAACTAAAAGATAAGATGCAGATTGCGAACCCATTTCATCACCTTTGAAAACAAGAAGTAGTAACATTGTGATAAATGATGCAATAAACTGTACCATAATCATATCTATAATTACACTTCTTGACGGATTTAAAACATCAAGTGTGGTGTTTGCTAATCCTGTTGTCATATATTTTGATTCTCTATCTATCATTTCATCTTCCTCCTGTCATTAAACTGCGAGCAAAGGTTCCTACGCCTCCACCTACTTTTTGCATCATTCCCTCATCTTGCATAGCCGCACTTAATGCACTACCCATCATAGATTGTTGGGCCATAACCGCTAATTGTTGTTGTTGGTTTTCTGCATTGTTAATGTTTTGAGTTGCAGAGTTTTGAAGATTAGAAAAGTGTGATTTAATATTTTCAGCACTTACAGTTTGAAGATTTTGAGGTAATTTAGTTACATCAAGTGTTAAAGTACCATCATCTTCATTCATGTTAAATGTAGCATTTCTTAATATTTCAAGTACACTAAATGATACTATAGTACCAAGCATTTCTACAAACATTCCCATTTGTGGGCTTGCAATAAATCTATCCACTGGCACTATACCACGAAGTAACATAATTTGAATCTCTATTTCAGATGGTGGTGCTACAGGTTGCTGACCCCATTGATTAGATTGACCGTTAGTTAAACCTTGCATAAATGGGTTACTACCCATGTTTCCAAGACCGTTTTGCTGTGGTGCAAATACATTTTGTGATTGATTTACACCAAGATTTAATGCACCGTTATTACTCATAGGTTGTTGATTGTTTGCGCCTAAACCGAACATCTCACTCACCTACCCCAAGCGGTTGCTCTTCAAGACTCTTTTGCTGTGTCATTTGACCCATCATCATTTGTTGAAAAGCGGCTGTTGGTTGATTCATTGCATTCAATTCTTCTTGAAATATACGCAAATCAAACACAATCATAGTTACATCGTTTATGTTTGTAGATGGATTTTTGTAGTGTAAAATACTTATTCCATTTGACTTACGAGAATCTTTTTCCAACTCTGCAAAAAATGGCTCATACTTTTCAAGGAATGGCGGGGTAGGGTCTTTTTTAGTAATTGATGAAATAGGAACAGTAACTACACTTACTCCCTTTTTTACTCTATCACGAAGTCTTTTAGGATTAGATTCACGAATCTTATCTTCTTCTGCTTCCCATTTACATAGCAAATGATACAAGTGCATATGTTCGGGACAATATGTTCCTCTCATTTTACGACCTGAAGTTACTTTTTCTTTTGCAGTAAACGCTTCAGGTTGTCCGTTAATAGGATTTTGCCAATATAATTCCCATAGAGATTTATTATTATCTTCATCACGAATCTTATGATATAAATTGTCATGTTGAATTAAAGTAGCACAATCACAACCATCTATTACACACATACTGGTTTGTTTATCATAACGATACTTACGACCCCATATCCATCGAAGAGGATTGTACCATGCTCTTTTTGACGGTGTAAGTAATTTGTATGCTTGTTTAATATCTTTCTTTCTTGCTTTATGTGGGTCAGGATGTCGTGAGGGATAAAAGTTTACTTTAGGAACCTCTAAGTTTTTTTCTGTTTGCATATCTCTCATCGCCGCTTGTGCTGTTGCTTGTTGTATAAGTGCTTCATGGGATAATGTAGAATTACCCTGCTGACTTAAAGCGTATATATGTGCTGTGTTAGCATCTCCTAAACTATATTGGTTATTCATTTTCTTCCACCTTTATTATTTCTATACTACGAGATTGATTTTTAGAATCCCAAATTATTTTCCATCCTATTTTATCGCCTTTATTTAATTGCATTATTTCTGCCACCCACATTGGAATTACTGTGCGAATGCTATTGCTTGTTTTCCCAACGGATGCTATTTTAGTTGTTGTCATTTTATCACCTATACTGTTAATAAATCTATTAATGTATTTTCTACATTCCACCCTATTCTTGTAGCCATAAATGACTTCTGTGTGGGTATTCCCGCTTTTTGTAAGCGTACTAAATCATCACGAAACGGGTCGAATACTTTGTGTTCACCAATTCTATCTTGGCCCCAAAGTAATGCCGCAGTTTCATCAAAGAATCTATCGGCCTTATTTGCTACAAGCATAATTACTCTTGGAATATATTTTTTCCCTTTCCACCATGATTTAAAATTACGATAACGATATTGTCTATAGATAAGCGCATCAACAAGATATTTGAAGCCAGCAATTTGCTGTAAAGCCTCATCACCGCCTCTCATTGCTCTTTCATCAAACATGTAAACTATAGCCTCTACTTGTCTTGCTACCATATCATCAGTCCAAAGATTCCAAAATCTTTCTTGACCTCCTAAATCAGCAGAATAAACAACTCTTTTGTTTCCCTTC